GGTTTGTCTATTTTCAGTTAGAGCAGGTATATTATCTAAATCAGGTTTAACAAATAAATTATCTGCATATCTATTTGTTAAATTACAATTTAATGTATTTTCTATGTTGCATATATATTGAGGTATGACAGTATTCTCCCAAAATGCTTTTTGTGCTTCCTGGAAATTTGAATATTTTTGACCTTCAGGTATACCTACAAGTTGACTTGGCACGTTAAAAGCTGCACATATTTCGGTACGATTTAATTTCCTTTGCTCTAAGAAATCCATGTCAGTCTGACTCATTCCAAAATTTACATAACTAGCTTTTTCACTATTTAGCATTAATGGTATTCGAGCGTTGTTGCTTCCTGCATATCTTTTCATCCATTCACTTCTAAGTGTTTCTAAAGTCTCTGGCGCAGGATTTGTAAAATTAAACGCTCCTGGTAATACTCCACTGTTTTGTAATGTCGATTTATTCCAGTCTACGGCTTCGTTTTCTGTATCAATTGTCCTTGCCATAGCTCTAACTGGACTCATTCCGTTATACGCGTCACCAGGGTCGAAAAATTTAGACCACATTACCATATCACTGTTATATATAGTTTTTACTCCGCCTATCTCATATTCGTAACCGCTTACAAAAGTTTCTAAATTTGGAATTGGTCTTGTGAAATGAGGATAAATAAAGTCTAGTTTGGTAGGCATAACTGGATTATTAAATACACCATAAAATTTGCCTTGTAATGCCAAATAAGTAGACCATGCGTCAAAGTAATCCTTAGAAGTCATGATTTCATTAGCTTTATTATTTAACATTTCTAGTAAAATATGCTCTTCTACTTCGACTACCTTTCCATTTCGCTGTCTTCTATACAAACACCATTTTGTCGAGCTTGTACACCCTGCTATCAATGCTACACAAGTATATACCCATACTATTTTATAATACGCTTGTGTAATATATTGCTCGTCCTTTTGTGTAGTCCATTTAGCTTGTCCATAATATGATTGATAAGTATACTGTACTGCTTTATCTACTGCTTTTTTAAGTAACTTTTGAAATATATTCATACTTTACCCCAATAAAAAAAGACTCATAAGAGTCTTATTATTTTGTTGCTATTTAAATTTCTTGTCTTTTTTCTAAATATTCATATCTATTGTTTCTTTCAGTCCTATCATAATCTATGTCATACAATGTCTTACTGTCTAGCTTTTCGTATACTACTAATATCATATTACAGTCATTTAAGTCTTTTGATGTATATGGTATACACTTAAATGTTGTCCTTGTTAAATTTCCGAGCTTTTTAGGAAAATCAACTCTACTTAATCCAGTATCATGACCACCCGGATTTTGTTTTTCTGTTTCGTCTGGATATCCATCAAAGTTTTGGTCATATGGTTCAAGTATAATTAACATTTCTTTTGCTTCCAAATCACTTAATTTAGTTATATCTCCATAGCATAAATTTTGGCTAGAATATACTATGTCATAATCTAGACAATTAGGTTTAATGTCTGTAAATATATCTTTTTGTACTTCTTTTAATGCTAATTCTTTAGAATATTTATCATACCCAGTATAAACAATTTTTTCATTAAAAGCCTTAAATATTTTAGATGCTCCACCTAAAGCACAACCAAAGTCTAATATATTATTTGCCTTTTCGATTCTTTCCATTTGTCTTGGATTAAGATTTGACAATGAGTTCATAGCAAATAATATAGTTTGAAATTTTCCATCAATTCCTTTTCGCCAGTTTTCTTTTAATTCTTTTTTCCAATCCATTACATTTTCCTCCTTCGTAATTTATATTTTACTATATTATACCAAGTATATATTACAAAGTCAATTTTTTCTGTAACATTTTATATTTAATTAAGAAGATCATATTTATAATTAATCCTAATTGCATAAAAAATATTAAAAATATAATAAATCCGTCTTCATCTTCTTTTTTATATATCCAAAATAAAGCAAACAATATATTTAATATAAACGATAATATTGTACTTATTATTATCATATTATTCATCATTAAAAGTTATCTAATGACATTTTTAATGATGAATCTATAACATTTTGTATGTCTTCTCCTGTTATTTCTTCGACTTCTATTTCTAACATGTTTGATATTTGATTTAATACATTTTTATCAAGCTTAATATTATATTCCATGTAATCATCCTTTTCATTTGTAATACTTATATTATAATCATTTTCATTATTATTATCTATATTTTTATTTTCTATAATATAACTTGAGCAACATGAAACTGTTTGATTATATTTGCATGTTGCTATATCACTAACTACTTTTGGATTATTTTTATTTTCTATAGCTTCTAATAATAAACTATATTCATATTGAAAATCTTCATTGTCGCAAGTTATTTCTGTTGTTTCATTATCATCGTTTATCCAATATAATTTATTATTTTTTATAAATCTACTATTAAATTCATATGTAAATCCATTATTTTCTTGCAATAATTTATTAAAATTTTCTTTTTGTTTTTCAATTAACTTTTCTACTTCTTTACATATTATATCTAAATGATCTTCTATTAGGTTTGATATTTCTGTATCATGGTCACAGCATATTACGTATTTGTCTGTTTCTGCATTATCGTATTTTGAAATTTCAAACATTGATTCAATTTCTTTATACCATTTTTGCATGATATCACCCTTTTATTATTTATTATATATTATAAAAGAGCAATAAAAAAGACTCTTTCGAGTCTTAGTTTTAAATCCACATTTCGTATTTTTTGTTATACATGCATAATGATTTGCTTCCCATTATAAATTTAACTGTGTGTATTTCAATGTCTGGAATATCTACTTCAAATACTTTCTTTCCGTTTTCGCTTATAACTCTATATCTTGTATCATCATATTCATCATTAAACTTTGTAAGTAACTCATAATCTTTTGCATAAACTTTATTTTTCTTGTCATTATATATTTCGTTTCTATTCAAGTCTATAAGCTCATAATGTTCTATTTCTTTCTTGCTTAATTCTCTATCATAGAAAATAGTTTCAAATTTTAGTCCATCATCTAACCATCTTAAAAATTTATTACTAGGTTGACAACCTATGCTAAATCCTCTTAGTTTATAAGTGTATTTATATTCCATATATTAACTCCTCCTTAGTATTTTTAGTATGTTTATATTATATAATCTAATAATATTTTATACATAATACTAAAGAGTAGTTTTATGTTATTAATTTTAGTTAATTTAAATTTATATTTTCTTGTTTAAATTTATCAAAATTTATTTCATTATTTATTGTATCTATATTAATATGTTTAATTGTTTGTTTGCATAGTGCGTTTATCATGCAACCTACTTCCATGTCTGTAGGTTGTTTTCTGCTTTTCATATAATCACTATATTCTTTTACTAGCTTAAATATATCCTTATATGTAGATAACTCTATAGTACAGTCAAAAGTAACTAAATCATCTATCTCTATTTTAATGTTTTTTTCTTTTGCTTCTTTCTCAAACTTTTCTACTGCTATTAATCCATTTTTATTTACTTCTTCCAGTGTATCACCCTTGAACAATATAGTATGATTTATATTTTCGATTTTTCCTAAATAACTATTATCTTCTAATTTGTATATACTTGCAAAATAATCATTAAATAAAAAGTTTCCTACTTTTTCAGCTTTAACTTTTATACATTTTTCTTTATCCATAATATAACCTCGCTTGTTTTTAAGTTATATTATAACATATTAAAACCACATTGCATCATTATCATTCATATCATCTTCTAGAGCGTACCGCATTGCGTCCATGCAATCGTCCATACGCTTTACTGGTTTTGGTATAACATTTCCTTGTGCGTCTTCTTTCCATTTATATTGACTTATTTCATTTTTAAAATTTTGGCAAGAGTAATCTATAATTATTTTATATTTTTGTACCCACTTAATTCCATAATTAACGCTGTCTGGTCCTTTTTTTGCATTTCTAGCATATACACCATATTTAATTAATTCTGCTGTGCTTTTCTTTTCAGCACTATCACAAGTAACTATTGTTTTATTTCCAACACTTTTTATAATCAAATCTGCTAATTCTTCATTATCTGCTTCTTTTACATATATTTCATTTAATACATATATTATTTTTTTATTTGTATCTAAATGTAATTTTACAAATGCACTTGGGTGATCTGCATAACCAAAGTCTTGTCCGCATCTTATTGTATCAGCTATTTCTTTTAGTTCTGTCAAATCTTTCATTTCCCAATTTTTATATATTACTGCTCCAAGTATTCCCCATTTTCCTAATGTATAAACTTGGTAATAATATTCATCTGTTTCATCTTCTAATGCTTTAATATCATCTTTAGTTAAAAATTTATTATCTAAATAAGTAGAATGAACTATTAATAAATCTTCTTCATCTAAAATTATATCGTTATCATTCCACTTTTTAAAATATTCTTTGTATATCCAATGTGTTTTAAGTATTGGATTAAACATCATTGTAAGTCTTTTTTTATGCTTACTTTTTCCTCTTAATCTTTTGTATAATTGTTTAATTGCCTTATATTCTGTTTCTGT